ACATGCGAAACATCTGATGGTTGAATACGCTTGACCGACATAATGTCGCGCCACTGATTGTAGTATGTTTCCTGGTATGTGTCGGTAGGCGTTGGTGGATCTGCTTCATTGTTCCAAGCAAAACTCTTCGCGATATAAAAATAATACCGCGTAGGAGCTGTTTCAGAAAACGATTCAAAAAATTGAATCGCGTTATGAATCCTGAAATGTGAAGTAATTAATCCACCAGCCATATTAGGCGCTTGCTGTATAAGTTACGTTTACAGTGTCGCCGCTTGAAACGACCTTATCGCCACCAGTGAATAGACCTACCGAGTAAAGAATACCGGTTGTACCATCTTTGGTTGATACCGAGTTCAAGAATGCGCCCTTGACAGTACCAGAAGAAGTGATAGAGAAAGAAACCGCAGCCGATGTGGCCTTAGATCCAGACGATGCGGCTGACCATGATGGAGTTGGACGCGCAGCCTGTGAATATGTTGGGTTATAGGTAGCGCCAGCTTCCAACCAACCTGTGTGTGATGCCATTGTGTCACCAGCAGCCACGGCTGTGTAAGATGTGGAGCTGATTAGGCCCATGTACCAAGCAGCGGTGTAAGCGGAACCAGCTAGATACTTGTCTAGGAGGTCATTCTTACCAACTGTGGTTACGAGATTTGAGAACTCATCTGACCACTTTACGTTACCAGCTTCGTCAACACATGAGACCATATAGAAACCGGTTACGTTTACGTCTTCACTCATACCGCCGCCACGAATAACGGAAGCGTCTGTCATAATATTTGCATCAATCTTTTCCATTTTTTTCTCCTCTGATTAATGGAATTTGTCTAAGCTATTTAGCTTACCTATTTATATATTATCCCACGCTGTAAGCAAATGTCGCGTTGGATGTGACTGGAACATAGTTTGTGCGAAGTGTCAGGTAGGTATTTGAGAATATCGCATTGACTTGATATGTAGTCGTGCTGCCGCTGCCTATGGCCGCTGCAATTATAGCTGTTCCTACGCCACCAACCTGAATATTTCCTGTGTTTGCTCTAAGCGCATTGTTCGCAAACCACGGAATACCTTTTGCGATACGTACCAGGCGTGGTGTACCATTGAGTGCGTCGATAACAAATGGGTCGTAAGCTGATATTGTAGCTGAGTCGTAGAAGGATGCGATATTGTTGGCCATAGTAACCTGAACATAAGTTCCGTTGACGAGAACAATCTTGATAGCTGATGGCGCATCTGAAACTGCGGTATTTGCTGTGCCGCCTGCTGGATATGTGCCGATCGCAGTCTGTGTATGTGTGGTTGTAACAGGTTCGGTTGTTGATCCTGGATATGTGCCAATGGCAGACTGCTCATCGCTGGTTGTAATGCTTTCATCAGACGTGCCTGGATAGATACCGGTACCACCAAACGAATCAGTTGTGGCAACATTAGCTGTACCGAGACCAAGGAATCTGACAGTGACAGACGGATTACCATTTGCTGTAGCCACTTCTGGACCAACAGCAACGTCCTTAGACACGAAGGCTGTCATAATCGCATTAGGATTGATTTCGTTGCCCAATGATGAATCGGTCGTAATCTTAGTGCCAGAAACAATTTCAGTTGCATATACTGGCTCAAGATTTCTAACATTGTGGATGTTAGAACTGGACTGTGCGAGCGTGAATGGTAATGTAGCACCAGAACGAATGGTATAAGTACCAAACATTTTTGTGCCAGCTGGATGCACCAAGTTTTTGATAATCTCACGGTACTTGTTAACAAGTTCGTTTATCTGGACAACATATGAGAATTCCTGATAGTAGTAGTTGTCTTGGATCTTATTGTTCCAAGATAGGAATCCTTTGGTGTCAGTATAACGACCTGGCAATTTTTTAATACCAGACACAAGTGGTGCACCTGCACCATTGAATGTTGTCTTTAGTTTACGGTATGTGGTGCCACGATTGCCTGGTGTGGCTTGAATAATGACACTATTGCCTTGCGTTACGTTTTGAATTGTAGCAAGTTCGTTTCTATTGAAGTTGGCACCGCTTGCTGTAAGAGCAATGCTTACGATTGATCCTGGCGCATAGTCAGTGCTTACGATAGCATTTCTACCAATGAATCCACCAAAACCATCGTCAATGTTTAGAATTGATGTGGTATCATCAACAATACGAATCGTTGGTAATGTCTCATAGTTATATCCAGGATTGATAATAGAAATAGAGTTGACTGAATATGTTCCTGTCGTAGAGAATGCAAATGCACTTTGCAACGTAGAATATACGTTAGCCGCAGCAAGACGAATATATGCATCGGCACCAGGAGCAACAAAGCTACCACCAGGTCTAAACACAGACACAAAACTCGTATCACTTATAACCGTATGAACACGAAGCGTATTTGCTTGCCCAGGAATACGCACCAACAATCCTGGCTGTAGTTGTGTGGTAAACGATGTGCCGATACCAAAGACCGTATTTGATGTAGATGAGAATGTCAATCTACCTGTCAATTTAGATGACACGGTAGCTGTGTTTGATCCCATTGATACAAAGTAATTTGGCGCACCAATCATAACTTGCGCCATTGGTCCAATAGGATCACTGTTAACAGCAGTGCTTACTGGTGTGAGTGTCCACGAACCAATACGAACATCTAGGCCTTCACCAGATCCACCTTCAACAATAATTTGTGTGTGGTCTTTGGTATATCCAGAACCACCATCTGTTAATACGACTTCAACGGCACTCTTATTACTTACCTGTTCAATAACACCATATGCTGGCTCAGTTGACGCGGCACCGTTGATTTCAACAAGGTCACCTTTTTCGTGATACGAACCACCGGAAGAGTGATAAGCGCCACCCTGTAGAACATTAATACCTGTCAACGAACCGAGCTGATTATTAATCGTAGCGGTATTGCCATACTGATCTGCAACAACTTCGCCGTCAACAAAAAGACCGCTTATAGGTTGAATTGTTAGATCATAAACCAAAATACCAGATGCCTCAACAACCTGAATATTTTCTACGCGAGCGACTGCGCGAGATGTTAAACCTGTTATTGTAGTGCCAGTCATAACTGTGGGTACGTTATTATATGGCGTACCAACACGAACAACAGTCTCTCTTACCCAACGGCCATCAGATGCGCGAAGGATGTCTTGACCAGGGTAATAAAGTTCAATTTCTTTATTAAACATCGCACGGAAAATTGTGCGGAAAGAATCGTCAGAACCACGGGTTCTATAAAATTCTCTGATATACTTTGTCATCAAGCGCTGGTCAGCCATCACATATTTTGGTATGTTTGGCATAAATTCGCGTCTGAAATATGTAATGAACATATCAAGCGAACGGTCTATATCTTGGTTATCTTGTAGTCCGCGAATGCTATCAATTGCCATACCTTGCTGCTCAGCAAACTGATAGTAACCCTTTAGAAATGAAACAAACTGTGGACCATCTTCACGAATGAACCCAGGGAATTGCATTTCAATCTTAGGTGAAATTTTACGATATACGTTTTCAGCACCAGATATTACATGGTTTTCATATACAGGATAATCAACGAGATTTACCGATTCAAAAATGTCAACAGGAATAACACGAACAAATACGTCAGCAGCGGTTACACTCTCAGAGATATTTGCTGGGTATATACCTGCACCAACTTGCGTTACCGCAGCGGTCATCGTTTCAACAATGTTGGTTATAACCCTAGGTGTATCAGTGAGAGAGACGTTTGCGGTACCAGCAGCAAGTGCAGTTACTCGAACAGACTGAACACTGTTGGCAACCGCACGTTCAGAAACACTAAGATTCCAAACAGGGCCTCCCTGCACGGCCGAAAGCGCGACGTTTGCTGTGATTTGAACACCAGCTGTCCATCTTGCAAATGGATCTGCCGATAGCGTTAAAAATTCTCCGACACTTACTGTATATGTTGCCATCTTAGAAGTTATTTAACCTTCCGCCTGGAATTACAGATGATTGTGTTTGACCGATCGTTTCGATACTTGTCACATTAGTCACTACATTTCCAGATAGATCATCAACAATTTGCACTTTAGATTGTGCCATTAGCAAAATTTGATTACGAATAGGAACAATATTTGTTGTCGTTGGTGCAGCTACAATTGAAATAGTATCACCAATAAAACTTTCAGGCAAAAATGATATTATTGTCACTATGCCTTTTTCATAATTAATTGTTCCAGCATTAAAAGATAAGTAATTACGAGTCAAAACTTCAGCGGTTGAATCTTCGGCAACTGGATGATAGATTTGAAGTGTACCATATCCATTGTCGTCAAAATAGCAATTTGAATATCCTTTAAAGGTAAATGGTGACGATGTGATAGTACCTAAGCTAATGTTATTTGGAATACCGTCAATGTAACCACCGAGGCCTTGAATAGGATGATTGAATCTTAGTGTGTATGTGCTTGGTGTTGTCAATGATGGTATGAACATTTTTTTGGTACGGATTGTGGCATCTGATGTTGTTATGGCGTCATCTGCACTATCAATCATTTCCAAAAATTTAGAGAAACGAAAACGCTTACCGAACGTATTTAATTGTGTGGTTTCATAGCTTTTAATTTTTCTAGCAATTTTTGATGCAAGTTCACCGGGCGTAAGTGTGGTAGCGCGCAAGTCTACGCGAGAGATTACAGAAGGTATCACATAAAGATATGTTGGGTCAACCATCTCAACGTCAATTGACTGTACGTTATATTTTTTCAAATTTAATTTAATAGTATCTTTACGGCTTGTTGAAAAAATATTGCCAATTTTTGGCTTCGCGCACACGAAAACTTTACCATATATTGGTGGGCTGTTGTCTTCTCCACCCCATGTGCTGATTGCTTGAATGTCTGGATTATCTCGCAAAAGAATACGCTCATAATCATTATTGATTACAGCACGATTTTGTGTTTCATATGCTAGTGGCGCGTTCTTACGAACTGATTCAATATTTTCTAATGCTGCTCCGCCAGACGCACGACCTACAGTTGAGATGTATATACCAAATTGACTATCAATTGTAGAATCAACTAAAGCAAAATCTCTGACTCCATTACATGCTTCACCGTTACAGACTCGGTATGATATTTGCACAACGCTTGATGTATCCGGATAATAACCAAATACGCCGTCGCCAAACGCTACCTTGTATTTGTAACCCTTATCAGCTTCGACATAATAAATTTTTGAACTTGAATTGACGGTCAAAATGTCATCCGCGCGTGTGTAAGTCTGCGTATTGCCAGACATAGTTATAGATACGGTTATGCTTGACGTATCAACATTTTCGTTTGGCAAAACAAATGAGGTATTTGATGCGCGATTGAAAAGGAATCTGTGTGTTAGAGGTTGACCCTCTGTAATATTAATATAGCTAGAAAAACCACCAGTTGAATTTGCTGTAACGGTATATGTTTGTGGCGTTACGAACATATATGCTGTGCCATTGACAGATGTAGTAAATCTAGTATTCTTAGGAATTGTTATTGAACGAAACGTCGCATTGGAAAAACTGTTGGTAAAAATAATTTGCAGATTGGCTGTAGCACCACGAGCAGATGATGGCACATATCCAATTGCTTTGGCACGAGATACCACACTATCATAAATCTGTGCGCTATCAAGAAAACCTTCGGCTGTGGCCATATTCGCATAGAACGCTTGATAATATGTGTTATACGCAAGAAGGTCAATAAGTGTACCAATAGCTGAATCTTGAAAATCATAATCCGTAAATTCAGGCTTTGCGGCCATAAAATTACGCAGATTAGCGCGAATTGACGCGAAGTCTAATCCTGTTACAATGAGATCGGTATTAGCAGCCATTATCGGACCCTATTTAAATTGATATCTAGCGAAATGTCACTCAGCGAAGAAATTACTTTGAACCTAACGGTAACATTCATGCCATTACGATCTGGATATGGTATAACAGAAACAGTTTCAACACCGATATCATCTGAAACTTTCACACGAGGCTCAAAGTTTTTGAGTGTGGTATTGATTCTGTTTTCCATGTTGGATTGAATAAACGGCGAAAAATTTTCAAACAGTTGTGATCTAACATCTCCACCAAATTCTGGTTGAAATGGTCTCTCATACTTGTTTGTTAGAACTAAATTTCTAACAGCTTGCTTTACCGCCTCATCGTCTTTCTTCATTAGAAGCTTGCCCGTAACAGGATGCTTCTTAAATGATAGGTCAAAGTCCCTATAAGACGTTTTGTTAAGAGATGTCGGTAACTTTTTAGCCATTGAGTTTTCCTTTTATCTGTTATTTATTACAAAAAAACTCTTGACATCCAGTTATTTTTGCGGTATAATAAGGATGTTGTAACCGGTCAGATACTATCCGTAATCACTGCCCACGCTATTATCACCTTGTTGCCCATAATCGTAGCCTTGATTAGGATCTGGTAAATTTGGTCCTGCTGTCACTTCGTCTGTTAGTTTCTTTTCTAAGTTGCTATTCCAATTCTGATCGTCTTGAAATCCAAGTTCCATACCAAGATATGGATCATATGTTGTTGCTTTTGGATTAGCAACTGTCATATTACCGCCATAATTGCTCGCATTACCAAATTCACCATCAAGATATTTGTATGCTGACGCGCTAGAATCGTATGGTTCTTGTGGGTTAGGTGTGACTGCACCTCTATCTGGTCTAGTTGGTTGCGGTATATTTCCAGCAGCATCGGTTGGCGTTCTTAGCTCTTTATATGCGTCATCAAGCAGAACAGTGGTGCTTGTTGAAGATGCAGCCGCACCACTATCTATGACACCACCAGACTCAAAGTTTTTAGAGTTAGTAAATAGGTTTGTTACTGCGCCGGCTAATGCTAAACCAGCACTGGCGCCAGCAATAATTTGTAAAGCGTTGGCTACCGGTGTATTTGGTCTTATTGCAGGATATCTTCGAACTAACTCAGAATAAGGCATAGAATAAAGTATATCATATGGAGTAGCGCACATCAAGTCTAATTCTTTGGTGTGTCTTTCAATTTGTGTGCTTAGCATCATACGGCGAAGTTCAGCCAATTTTGCTGTATTTGGACGACTGCTATTGCTGCCCCAATTTATAGTATTGGCATTTGTTGTTAGTTTTTGAGTACCATATGATGTAGCAGCTGGACTGGATGTGACCATCTTTGCAATACTAGCTGCACTAGCTATTGTTGAAGCAATACTCATAGCTTGCGAAAGTGGCTTCATAAGATCCGAAACGCTACCAGCGGCTGCACCTTCAGCAAATAAATTTTTCAGTTCAACAGGTTTAACTGGTTTTGGCGGTGCAGCAGTTTTAATTGGCGGTTTTGCATCTTTTGTAGGAAGTTTGCCAGGAATCGGCATCATCTTCATAATACCATCAGGCGATAGACTTAGGTTTGGAAGCTTAGAAGCAATATCAAATCCAGCACCAGACAAAGCACCAGCCACCATTTGAGTAGCGATTGCATTTGGATTAATCATAGGAAAACTTGAAGCCATACCAGCAGCCGCAGATGCAATAGCAACAGGATTACCAGAACTCATAGCTTTAGCCATACCAGCAGCTTGTCCAGCTAAACTCACTGCACCACCAACAGCACCGGCTGCGGCACCGGCTGCACCGGCTACAGCTCCGAGAGCACCCGATGCTGCACCTAGTGCAGCTTTTGCTGCGTCTGCGGCTTTAGCAACATCGGCTAATAACCCACCTTTCATTGCCATTGCTATGGCTGATGTTGGTCCTTTTAGTGCCGCATCCATAGCAGCTTTGACGGCTGTAATTTGCCCTGGAATAGCAATGCTACCTGGACCTAACATCTTTATTGGAAGTTTATCTGTAATTCCACTGGCAAGACCTTTCAATCCTTCCATAGCCGCACTTAGACCTGGCGCAAGTTTACTTACAGCATCTCCCATGCCAGCAAGATCAGCCAATTTACCAGCTGCGGCTGCGGCTGCAACGCCAGCAACAACATTAGGAGATAATTGAAATGGTGGTGGTTTATATCCAAGAGGATCACGCATCATAGCTAATGCAATTTGCGGATTAAACAATTCAGGATGGTCGCGCTGTAGAACCATAGACTGCTTATGAATTAAGTCTGTACCCATATACTTATATTTTTGTCCGTATAGGGTGTATTCAACACCAGCAACGATATCCTGCACATCAGCAAGAACCGCTCTAAGTTGGTAATCTATCTGTAATTGATCCATGGATATGAAAACCTATTATGGTGAATGGAATGGTGGAGATGCAGGACCAGTGCGACCATAGAAATCTGGCTGCCCAATATATGTTGTCTTTGTCGTAGTGACAGTTGAAGAATCAATTTTGATACCGGTATCACCAACTTTTTCTGTAATTGATGTGCCAGCAGATATAACTGTTCCGAATCCGGATACCGTAGATATGTTCATTTCACTATTTACTGTAATGTTTTTTACGGCGGCAATACCTATCGCATCACCAGATGCTATGTCCATACCACCGCCGTACAGATAGAACAATCCGCCTACCATTTCATATTTGTCTCCTGCCACGCTGTTGGTATAGTTACCGACAGTCGTTGACATGTGGTTACCCATTGTGCTGACAGTATTATCACCGCCCGTAATAAGATCACGGTTCTTTGATGTTCGGTGTGATGTGTGGCCATTAACTTGAACCCTCTGGTCACCACCGTGTTCCTGAAGCGTATTACCATCAGATTTCAAATTAATGTCCTTATGACTCACTAGTTCAAAATCACCAGCTTCAATCTTCATTTTGCCAGTAACATTGATCTCATAGTCGCCATCAATCGTAAGACTAAAACGTCCATGCACCACGGTTTCTTTTACGCCATCAACATATTCTTGGTCATATTTAAGGATCTTTGATATACGGGCGCCATCATCTTGAATTTCAATAAATGCTCCGCTCGCGTGATACACGTGGATGCGTCTGTCACCAGGTGAGTTATCAATTTCAATTTTATGGCCAGCTTCCGTCGTAATAACATGGTTGCCAAGATACTTTGATTTTTTACCACCAGGTGGTTTTTCATCGGCAGTTCCTGCACTCTTAGCTGCGGCAGGCGGAGCTTGAACTTCAAATGGTGTACCAGCAACACCGCCATCTGTCACAGTAGCAGTTTGTCCAGGTTGTGCCCCTGCTGCTAATGCTGCTGCATTTGGATCTTGAAATGCCATAAATCATTTCCTTAAGATTGAAATGCAAGGTCCATGCCTATATTAGGATTATATACCGTTGCATTTGGATTTACTTGTTGTGCGGTTTGGAAGCTGGATTCCAAACCTATGTTTGGATCAAATGATCCTGCTTTAATTGAACCAGAAAGCATTGACAAGTTGTCAGAACTTTTAGCTGCTTCTGTTGCGGCGGTAGATGCAGCTTCTCCAAGTTTTCCTGTTGCTTCATCCATACTAGGAAGAACAGAGCCACCAGTCGCTGCATTAGCTAAATCAGCAAGTGAAGATGGTGCACCAGAAGTGAGAGATGATAGCACACCACCTAAAGCGCCACCGGCTAATGCGCCACCGAGAGCGCCTAGAACACCACCTTTTGCAGCACCAAGCGCAGCACCGATTAGACCACCTAAAGCACCAAGTCCATCTCCACCAGCACCAACTACACCGAATGGATGCTTGATTGGTGGACGTGGAATCTTATTTGCTTTTTGTCTAGCATCTTTACTAGTTACTCGCGGATCCGTATCTCTTTCTTTATCAGCACGACCAGGTAAACCTGTTGAACCATCATCATCTTCTACTGGATGTACAGATGGATTACCACCAACACCAGAATTACCACCACCACCTGGTATTTTTGATACTGCATCCAATAGACCTGCGACTAACGCTACCTTTTGTGGTATCGTCATGCTTTGTTGTTTATATTGGATTGAAGCTACGGTCGGTCTTTGAATTACCAACTCACCATAGACGTTATCCGAAACTACAATAATATTATTAGTTACGTCAATTACGTTGGCTTCAACATCATATGTGCCAGGATATAAAGCCGCTGAAAAGTGAAGTTTCCAAACATTTGGTGTGACCGATTCATCAAGTCCAAGATTGCCATCAAACAGTTTGTATGTAATATAATTTACTGTTATGTAAATTGTTTGATTCTTTTGACGTTCAAATTTTACCTGTCCTGTAAGAATAGGCGTAGGGCTTGTCGTTGATAATGGATTTACGTTGATAAAGTAATCCGCATATGGGGACTGTGTTATTGCCATTATTTTTTAGGTCCTGATCCTGGCGATTGTTTACCTGAACCGCCTTTCTGCTGAACATGTGGGAACGAACCAACGGCTACAGGATACTGCCCACCTTCACTATCCCAAAAAAATCCATATACCTTTGATCCTTCGGTAATGCCAGTTGGTGAATGACCAACGCCACTGATAGATGCGGATGTCATCGGTGTTGCAACATCACACCATGGCAAATCTTTTGTCGGTAAAACACTTTTATCTTCCGAATGATGCCCATGGATTCTAACTTTCAAACGGCCGAGCTTCAACTCATCTTTTTTACCAGAGAACTGTCCAGTACCACGATCTTCAACAGTGCCTACCCACCACAGAAGATTTTTGCCAAACATACTACCTTGTTCTGCCACGACTAAGCTCCCTTATTTACTATGCGAATCAGATTTACATTCCAAAACACAGTTGTATTTGAAATCTTTGTCATCTTTATATATGATGTGTCGTACACTTGTTACTAAGAACACGCCAGATCGTCCGTCTAGTTCATTGTTTTCTTGGTTAGATGGAATTTGCAACTTTACTTTTATACCAGGTTTAATAGAAGTATCACCAGGTACAAGCACATTCATTACTAAACTTTCCAATTGGTTTGCGATTGCTGCTTGCGCACCATGCTCACCTATTGTTCTTTTGGTTTCAGCATCATTTGGTGAACGAGATTCAATGTACTTACTTTTTTGGCCTTCGCCTTTGCCTACACCACCATGCGCTCCAACAAAACTGTAGCGTTTAGCTCTTCCACCTGGTGTTGCACCTACAGTCTCATCTTTAAAAACAATAGGGTTTTTATTTAATGTTTTTGAATCTTGCCCATCACGTTTACCGCCTGGTACAGAATCCACTTTTCCTGTCAATGGATCATAGATATACTGGTGGTCAGATTCCGCACCACTGTCGCTGGCATTTAGGCCATGAAGGTCTTGCTTTTGCTCAAACGAAATAATTCGTTTTGATGCATCACCGCCAGAACCAGTATTCTGTAATGCATATGAGAACGTCATAGACGGAGAACCACTTTCAAGCATAGATGCTATGGTTTTAAAATGATAGCCATCTCTGTCTTGGTAATACACATAATTTGATGCTTTAGCTTTAGACGATTTAGCTTCTTTGCCAGCCCAACGAAATACTGTCGTAGGATTACGACCAGTGCCAACGTAGTTTTGTTTACCTTCGCTCTCTTCATTCGTAATCAAATCTTTTTTAATCGTCTTTGAATCTTTGGTATATATTTCATGGACTTGCTTGACCATATCCGATAATTTCATATCCTTATATGGCTTATCAATTGATTTTGCATTGTCGGATGCCATTTCTGACGATACCGCCGTGAGCGTGTACATGTCTTGCTTGTCTTGTACGCGCATACGATCACCAACAATAGATACTTCAAATTTCATTTTAATTTGAGAACCAGAACGACCACCAAATTCAATCTCTACATCTTCGCCATTTTTCAAACTTGCATTTTGACTAAATCCACTGGCGTCGTTGATGACAATATTGCATGATGCGCTTGTGGTATAGATGCTTTCAAAATAATCAACTTGGTTTGCAATAGCACGAACATCCGTGCCTTTAATTTTACACACAGATAATAAACCAGCACCAGTTTTTTCATCGGTCATCGTATAGTAACTCCATCAAAAATATTTGGATGTTGATTTTTGATAATCAGCAAGTAATTCAAATCAAGCAAATAAATTTTTCTACGGTCTTCATTTAACTCAACTTCATATTCATATATTGTTTTTGTTTTTCTTTCAAAGTCACTTAATGATATGTAAGTGGTTTCATCAATAACCAATGTTTTTTCCGGCACAACTCTTTGTGTGCCGTTGTCATTTTGAATATACTGTTGCTGGATAATTTTTTCGTAATGGTGTATTGTTATTTGTGTGTATTCAATAGAGCCATATTTATCTACCAAATACGCATTGAGTTCTTCATATGATAGAGGCCATTGGAAATATGGATCATGGATTTCATTGACAAGAAGGATTAACCAGTCCATGGTTACATCATTATAATAATCATATGCAACAGAATCTGCCCGTTCCCCATCTTGAACAAAGTATGTATCAAATGCAACATTACTATTATTTAAAAAATTAGCAACAGAAAACCGACGAGTTATATCCGTAACAGGAATTGACTTCGTGCTATTTGGTATTTTATATGAAATTGTAGGAAATGGTGTGAAATAAAGCATTGATTACCTTCTGCTTGGTGTTCTAAGCGCGCCTGCAGGTGGTGTAAAATTGCCACCACCTTCTGGTGCGGGACCACTACCGGGTAATGCATAACGACCACCACCAGGAATTACAGTAACTGGAGCTGTAGGATCATTCATGTTTGGTTGAATTTGACCAGAAAGATTTGGTGGTGTTATTGTTCTACCTTCAAGAGCTTGTGGCGTTACCTGCACTGGTGCAACGGCAGAAACCGGTGTACCAGGATTTAGGAATTGCTTTGAAATGATTTCGGTTTCTTTGAACGTCAAAGATAGTGATACTTCGGCTGGCGCAGGTTCACCACTGCCATCAGCATTTCTAATATAAGCTGCATATCCTTGAGGATGGTAATCCACTTTGATATCGGTACATACAGAAGGCCTCATCTTGAAAAGATATGAATCTCTTGCAAATTTAATTTCAAAAAATTCAGGATATTTGAAAAACAAACCGCCAGCTTCAAAAGATGGATGAGAATAATAGGTAAACATTGCTATGATACGGCGGATAATATCGGACTCTCTTCTATTGCGGGGAGATAGTTTCCAGCTAAATGAATGGTCACGAAAATCAACACCGGTAAATAGCACAATTTTGTGAGGATTTGTTGCGATTCCACCAAATACTTTTAATGCGGCATCTCCAGCTGTGCCGGCATTTATACCCATAGCTCCCATTCCTGATTGTATTGTTTTAGCTGTTTCTGTTCCTCCAAGCAAAGCACCAATACCTGTTATTCCGACTCCTGCAAGCGCAGCACCAGCAGCCGCTTGTCCAGGTATATCATTATTACCATATATTGCTCTGTCAAATGGCTTGAGTGCTGATCCTGCAGCCATATTTAGATCAGGAGTACTATATGATGGATTATAATCTGTTGACAAATTTGCAGGAAGAGGCAAACGGACTACACCGCCTTCACCGGCTACCGCGCTACGAGAACTTGTTATTCCTAATTTAGAAAGAAAATCACCTTCTAGTAGACCTTTTGTGGGTTTGGCTACAAATTCAATCCAATTGTTATTCATTGTTAAGTCACTAGGAAATGAATTTTCGTCTCCTCTAAAAGGATCAGCACCTGTACCACCAATTAAACCTGGATTGGAAACATTATTTGTATTGGTTCCAACCGCAGGACCTGATGCCGCTCTTGCGCTCGCTAATTCTCTTGCTGATACTGGTGGCATATTTTGGTATCTCCTTGACCAGTCTATTTATACGCAATACATAGAGTGCATGAAAGCATATACTGGTCGGTTTGTACCGAAAAATCCACAGAAATATAAAGGTGATCCTACCAAGATTGTTTACCGATCGTCGTGGGAACTGCGCGTCATGGGATATCTGGACAACAATATCAACGTCATTCAATGGGCCTCGGAAGAGCTTGCGATTCCGTACAAGTCACCGATAGATGGCAAATGGCACCGATACTTTCCAGACTTCGTGGTTAAGATGCGTGACAGAGACGGCAAGATCACAGTGAAGATGCTGGAAGTTAAACCAAAATCTCAGTCTGTACCGCCTACCATCAAGAAAGGTGTATCAAAGCCAAGTAAGAAATACTTGAAAGAAGTGATGACTTGGGGCATAAATAGTAGTAAATGGGAAGCTGCAAAGGAATATTGTGCTGACCGCAACTGGCAATTCGTAGTGCTTACGGAAAAGGAACTCGGTCTTTAATGGTCGCATACATCTTTGATAGTTTGATCCATAAAGCTGAGAGTGCTGGCGTTAAGCGCGACTCTCGCGCATGGTTTCGTAAGCAAGCGCAGGCCGTCAATGCTAATCCAGCTTTGATGCTTCGCAGTCAAGCAAACAGGTTAACTAATATACCGATGATTGGTCGTATGTACCTGTTTCGCTATGACCCAAAAACTAAAAACAAACTACCATATTACGATAGATATCCGCTTGTGATTCCTATTGGCTCTGGTGGCAAGACTGGTGGCACTGCATCATCTGGTGGTTCGTTTCTTGGTTTGAATCTCCACTATTTACCACCGGTACTGCGAGCAAAGCTGATGGATGCTCTGTACAATGTAGCATCTTCAAAAACATTTGACGACAAGACAAAGCTAAAGATATCTTACGACATCCTTAGCCAAGCATCGCGTTACCGTTTCTTCAAGCCGTGCGTCAAGCGTTACCTGATCTCGCATGTGCAATCTAAGTTTTTCTATATTGAACCCACAGAGTGGGACATGGCTTTGTTTCTTCCGCTTGATAGATTTGTTGGAGCTAGTAGAAATGTTGTCTACAAAGACAGCCGAAATAGGATTTAACGATGCCTTTTAATATAGCAGATTTTAACTCTGAGATTGCCAAAACTGGTATTGCAGCAACATCGCACTTTGAAGCTGTGATAACACGAGGACCAGGTGGCAGATCACTAGCACCATATGGCCTTGACCAGGGAATGCGCTTTCGTATTGAGAGCGTCAATTTACCAGGTCGCACATTGACAACTCTGGATCAACAGTATCATGGTCCTGTTCGCGCAATGCCATATCGTTTTACACACCAACCAGTTACTTTCACAGTTATTCTCTCGCGTGACATGCGTGAGCGCGAAGTGTTTATGAAGTGGCAGGATTTCTTTGTAGGTCATCACCGCACCAATTATAATTCAGCGGTTGTTCCAGGAATGTTTGATTCAAAGTATTATGATGATGGTATCGGAGAGATTGAAATTTGGCAATATTCTCAGCCAACACCACAAAGATTTCCATCCAATGCACCTAGGGCAGCAGGTAGTCCTTCATTTAATCAAACACCTGGATCTGGGTTAGGTAATCCCGGACTTACAATGCAAGATCGACCTGACGCGGTTGTTCAAAATCAAATTAGATTTTTGGAAGCATATCCAAGTTCTGTCAATGATATTGCTATGTCGTGGGGCGATGAAGGATATGCAAAGCTTCAAGTTGAAATGAGATTTCGCACATCTATTGAAGCTAACAGAACATTCAGAAATAACACTGCATTTAATCAAGACGCACGTTCAGGATACGGATTCTTTTAATATCATAAGTGAGGTAAATTATGGCACTACCGAAATTGGCTACACCAAAATTTGGATTAGAACTACCATCAAACGGGCAAAGAATTAATTTTAGGCCGTTTGTTGTGAAAGAGGAAAAGATGTTGCTTATGGCTGCATCTGCTGAAGACCAAAACTCTATGATCGACGCTGTGAAAGATGTTATCGCAGCCTGTGTGACGAGCGATATCAATGTGGATAAGCTACCATATTTTGACCTTGAGTATATCTTCCTCAACATTAGAGCAAAGTCGATTGGTGAAATCGTCAAGATGGAATATCGCCACACTGGCGGTGTAAACTATGCAGGCATTGCATGTGAAGCTGTTACACCAGTTGATATCAATCTTGAAGAAGTGAAGGTCCAAAAAAGTGATAGCCACTCAAGCAGAATTGATCTTGATGGCATTCTTGGTATGGAAATGCGATATCCTACCATTAGTGATATCAAACAGATTACTCAGGGTGACGATGAAATTGAGATGTTGGCTAAATGTATTATGTCGGTATATGACTCAGAAGAAGTTTATGAACCAGACAATTTGGCTGATGCAATTCAGTTTATTGAGGGCCTCAATAGCGTCCAGTTTGCTAAGGTAATGCAGTTCATTCAAACGATTCCAAAACTAAAGCATTCATTTAGTTATAAGTGTCGTGGTTGTGGGCAAGAAGATACCGTTACGTTGGAGGGCCTGTCTGATTTTTTTTAATGGTCCTCTCTCATAACACACTAGCAAACTATTATCAAACCAACTTTTCGCTTATGCAACACCACAAATATTCTCTGAGTGACATTGAAGGAATGATACCCTGGGAGAGGGATATTTACGTTAAGATGCTCCTTGAATACCTTGAGAAACTAAAAGAAGAACGCGAACGAGGATAACAGATGGCTAAAAAGCCAGGACCAGTAGCAGGCAGTTTAGGAAACACCGATTACTATTACAAGAGTGATGGTACGGTTGTGGACGAGAACGGCATTCCCGCGTCTGCGCGAATCTCGGCGATGTTTGCTGCACCACCTCCCGTTGAAGAAGCTGCGGCTGTAGTAGCACCAAAAAGAAAGAAGAAGAATAACGCTCAAATTGCTGGCGTATTGAAGAACACCAAATATTACTATGCGCCAGATGGTTCTATCATTGATGACCAAGGCAAACCAGCACCTGATAAGATTGCTGTATATTTTCCACCGCAAGAAAAGCGCGAAGCAATTGCAGCAGCAATGCCAAAAGCACCAGGCATAAAGGCTGCAACTAAAGCAACAGGTGTACCTAGCAAGGTAATCAAACAATTCAACAAAAACATATCCATCGCTACCAATCTGATTACCACAAATCAGAAGATAATGGAATCGTATCCAAAACTATTTGAACAGATGAGTGGCGTTGTTCAAAAGATGACAGAGCAAAATGAAACTGTCATCCGTACCATGATTCAAAATAACCAAGAATTTCAAGATAAAGTCATTGAGACACTAACTGGTGCAAAAGCACCAACACAAGCTGGTGGTTCGGTAGCACCAAAGCCTGGGCGTAAAGGCGCTGGTCGCAAATCACTCAAAGCTTCGCGAAGCACCGCAGTTCTTGCTCGTGCCGAAAGAATGAAGCAATCAAAATCTGCTAGTAACACGAGACTTGGTATAGGTCTTGCAGTTGCTGGTACTGCTGTGGCCGTTGGTGCAGCTTTGATTGCAACTAGCCCAGGCAGTGGTGGTCCTGGTGGCGGGTCGGGGCCAGGTGCATCAGGGCCACAAGCACCACCCGTCCCTTTAGGTTCTTCTGGTGCTAGTGCGGGAGAAGCAGGGGATAGACCAACGGGTAAAGCTGGTTTTAATCAAATTATGGAATCTGCTAAAAAAGCTGGAGATCCATTTCCAGAAGTTGTAGCTGCACAATGGGCTATTGAATCTGGTTGGGGTAAACATATGACGGGTAAAAATAACCCGTTTGGTCAAACCGGAGTAGAGGGTAGAGAACCGGGGGTAAGAATAGCTACGCCAAGAGACCCTGGTGGCGGTAGTAAATTTTTTAGAAGTTTTGAATCTATTGATGAAGCTGTTGCATTTCGTGTTAAAAAATGGGCACCAAAATATGCAGGCGCAAAGACTGCTGAAGAAGCATTGATGATGCTTCAAAATTATGGAAAAACGCCTAGATATGCACAAGGTTATAATAATGATTGGATGTCGTATGTAACAAGCACATCCAATACAATTCGTGGTATGGGCATCGACCCTAAAGTTCCTAAAAATGGCACTCAAACTGCGGCGGCACAACAAACAACTCCTACTGCACCAGCTGCACCATCTGGTGGGCCAACCACTGCACCAACAACTCCAGCTGCAACAACAGGCGCACCACAACGTAGGCCTTCTGCAACACCAGAAGAAGCTGCAACGCATCAAGCCAATGTAACGATGTTAAAAAACATAAACGATCTTGCAGCGAAAAAAGGTCCTGGTGCTAGACTCGGTGAAGCTAATGAGGCAAAGAAGAAAGAGCTAGAAGGAAAAGTAGCAGCATTCAATCAGAAATTTAGTCTTGCACCTATTCAGCAAGCTGGCATTGTTCGCCCATTAGATACGACGGGCGCACCATCGCAGCAACAAGTGCAGACTTCGCTTGCGAGTTTGGGTAATACATCTAAGCCTAACAACGTAACAGGAAATGTCGATGTATCCAAAGTAGATCCCGAACTAATGAAAAGATTTTATCAAGCGGCTAGAGAATATGGTGGTCCTGTTAGAATCAATTCTGCTTATCGCGATGACGCATATCAAGCACAGCTTTGGGTTCGCGGTAATATTCTTCGTGAACCAGGTATCTATACACCCGCAAGACCTCAAAACACTCAAGTTGTTACGGTTGGTGGGCAATCGTATACAGTTCCAGGAAGTGGTAGAGGTTCTTCGCACGGAAAAGGCCAAGCTTTGGATATTAATCCTGGATTAGGATCAGCGTTTCAAGGTATTCTTGCTAAGTATGGTGTGTCGTTTCCATTTGGTGGTAGTGATCCGGTGCATATTCAATTGGCAGGTGGTAGTAATTATCAAGCACCTTCGACATCGGTTCCTGGTGCACCTGCACCAGATTATAATGCAGGTGCACCTGGTGGTGGTGCAGGTAATAGAATGGCTGGGGCTTCGCAAGATTATGCTATGAATCGTGCATGTGCGTGTCCACCAATGGCTGGTATTATTAATAGAACCGTCACCAATGATATTAGAACCAATATATTTCAACAGATGGCAGGACCAACATATCGCCCAGAATCAATGATGTCACCATTTATGATTGGTGCACAAATCGGTTCTGCTCTTAGAAGGTTATTTTAATGGCTATTTCAAAACTTGTAACTGGTACACCATTTGAAAGACCAGCAATAACATTTAGTACCAAGTCTGCTGATAGTAATATGCAGAAAGCATCATCGTCGCTACTGAGTAACAAGAGTTCAATGAGTGATCTTGCGGACTCTATGTCACGTTTGAATATTCAACTGACGCAGTTGCAAAAAGTATCCAATGAGATTATGAAAAGCATCGCAAGCGTTCTGAAAACAATTGCTAAAGTTGACCATGATATGACAGGCCGCTTTAGAACATTGAACAAAGAACTGGCTGCGTCTCGTACAGAGTTTACCAGAAGTTTAGCTAACATAACACCATCGCTTACCGGTGGTGCTGGTGCTACTATTAGTGCAGCCGCATTAGGCCCTGCAGCCGCAGCTGCCTCATCAGAACCAAGAAGTGGCAACCCTATTTGGGATGCATTTATGGATTATGTTAAGATAAGAGCAGCTGGTCTTTTTGCTAAGATAGGAGCAAGAGTTTTAGTTAGTATGGCAGGTCTTGCTGTGCCTGGTATTGGTTGGATTGTTACAGCATTGACGATCATAAGTTCAATTACTCTTGTATATGAATTATATCAATTGTGGTGTCAGTTTAAAAATATAACACCAGATGATAAAGAAGTTAAAGCCGCAGAAGCAGCTAAAGCGCAAGAAGGACCAACAGCGCCGGCAGCACCACCAGGTAGTCCACAGGCAGCAACCGCTGCGGCTGCTAGTCAAATGTCAATGATGGAACCACAAGACAAAGCTGGCTCGCCTGAAGGTGGTGCAGGTCCTGCCGCTGCTTCTACTAGTGCTGCGCCCGCATCTAGTACACGCGAAGCTAGTGCGGAAGATTTATATAAGACACCAGGTAGCGATGCTAATGATCCATCAAAGGCAGCTGCGTCAACTCCAACAGCGCCCGCTGCGCCAACTGATATGTCAATAAGTGGTGAGACTGGTGCATTTGGTGCTGCTAGACAATCAGCCGCAGCACCACAACCAATGAGAAGACCTGCGGATACTGCACCTGCCGCAACTACAGGTGCACCTGTAATGGCACCACCTGATCCACACGCTAAGTCTAAAGCTATGTTTCAACAACAACAGGATATGGAAAGAAACGGTGATCCTGGTGCTACTGCAATGTTCTTTGCTGCGGATCAACAGAGACAAAAAGAACTTGCTGGTTTAAAAGCTGTTGCGGCCGCACCTGGTGCACCAGTAGAAGCAAAGAAAGCGGCTGCTAAATCTATTCAAGACGCTACAAATCCAGCTACATTTGGTCGTGGTGGTGGTCACACTACAGGTGAAACAACCGGTGCTATCGGACGTGGTGGCGGTGACCATACTGATCCTCGTAAGTTAGGGCGCGGTGCTGGTAGTCATACATTACCAACAGACGGATTACCTGGCGGTGATACTGGTCTTAGTGATAGAGATGTTCGCTCGGCTAATATGCAAAATGCATCCAACATCATGGAAGCAAAATATAAAAAAGAAGATGAAGATGCTATGGGTGCAACACATGCAAAAGGTATAACAGCCACCGTAGATTCTAATGCTGCGCGTGATGCGATGTTAAACATGCAAGGTATAGATGATAAAGATAGAGCTAATGATGTAAGATATAAACCAAAAGAGGAACAACGCGCTGAACAGAACGCTAAAGTGGCTGCTGGTGCAACACCAGCGGCGGCTGGTATGCGAGCAGGCCCAAAAGCAGTTGGTGCTGCTATTAGTGGTGGACCTGAAGGTAATGCTGAGAATCCACCTATCGTGCCTGGTGCAGGTGCACCTGTAGCATCGCCACCCGCGCAAGGCCCACCACCTGCACCAGAGGGTGACGAGTCTGCTGGTTATAAAGGCAAGCTAGGTAAAATCTTACAGACTAATATGAATGATTATAATGTCGTCAATAAAAGTGCGGGCGGAGATCAAAACGTCACACCAAATTTACCTTTGTCAGCAACTAATCCATTTTTAAATTTTATATTTGGTAAACAGAAAATGGAAAATCATCAATAAAAAAAAGGGAGAGCCGAAGCTCTCCCAGGTTGCCGTAGGGTAAAAGGAATAAACTCCCTACGATTAATCATCATCCTCAGCAAGCTTTTCAAAGAACGACAAATCGTCATCATCTACAGCCTTAGCCTTAGGAGCTGGTGCCGACTTCCCTACTGCTGGTGCAGCCATTGAACGGGCAGTCGGACGGTCAAAAGGGATGTCATCCTCATTGCGATAAGATGCGCCAGCCGGCTCAGCAAGAACCTTCTCCAGCTTTGTCTTCAACTCATCGTAAGACTTGAAGTTGGATGGTGCAAGGAAAGCCTGAAGCGAATGAGCGCCCTGCCAAATTGCAGCCATATCCTCATCACTAGCAAGAGCAGCTGGTGCATCAAACTCAGATTTATCGTAATTGCGATAGCCTTCGACCTTACGAATCTTTAGCTTGAAATTAGCACCATCCCACAATTCAAAAGGATTGAATGCGTTTACTGGATCGTACTTAGGATTTTCTGGGCTGCGACCCTGTTCATCGAAAGGAGGATGCATGACTTCATCCAGCTTATCCCAAATCTTCTTACCGAACTTGAAAAGAAAGACTTTACCTTCATTCTCAGGATGTGCAGGATCCTTGAGTACGACGATATTTGAGATGTAGTTGAGACGACGCTTACGCTGACGGACAATTTCCTTGTCCTTTTCGTTGCCAGAATTCCAAAGCTTGGAGTTCATCTCAGATACAGGATCTTGCTGACCGATGGTTGTCAAAGAGTTCTCAATATACCAACCACCTGGGCCCTGGAAACCATGATTCCAGACACGAACCCACGGAACTTCTTCACCAGCAGGAGCAGGAAGAAAACGAATAACGGCGTAACCGTTACCAGCTTTATCTACTT